AACTCGCGGCTTGAACAGAATTTATGGCCGTTCCTTGGAACAAAGCATCCCGCAAGAACGGTTCAACGACGAATTGATGGAAACGCTGGAAACGTGTAAGCCGGTGGCTGATATCAATCTTAACTCTCTCACGCTGCATGACTGGCAGAATTGTATGTGTGAGTTTGATAAGTACATACGGGCTACCAATGGTGGCCGCCCTAGATCTAACTATATACCTGAAACTGCATACTGAGGACTAACATGATAGCTTTCAACGTCAGAAACGTGAACCAAGCGTTCCCCTTGGAAATCAATAGCATTAAGACTATTGGTAAGCCCCGCAACTCACGCAATGGGCCTGTTATTGAATTCAGCGAGCCTGTGGCAACGACCTATGCCCGCCCTACCGAGCGCGTCCTGTTCAATGAAGCCCGTAACTGTAATCCGTTCTTTCATTGCATGGAAGGTCTTTGGATTATCGGCGGCTACCGCGATGTCGAGTTTCTTGATTACTTCAACTCACAGATGAAGCAGTACAGCGATGACGGTGATACATTTTGGGGCGCTTACGGCTATCGTTTAAGGAACAATGCTGGCTTCGACCAGCTCGAGTTGGCCATTTCGCTGCTTAAGAAAAACCCTGAGGACCGTCGCGTTGTCACAACGATGTGGGATCCTATTCTAGACTTAGGCGGCAACAAAAAAGATCACCCCTGCAACACGCATATCTATTGGAAAGTTCGTGACGGCGAGCTGTATATGACTGTTTGCTGCCGTTCTAACGACTTGCTTTACGGTAAGTTGGGCGCGAACGTTGTCCACTTCAGTATGCTGCAAGAGTATGTCGCCGCTAGAGCCGGCTACAAGGTCGGTCCTTACACTCAAATGTCTGACTCGCTGCACGTTTACACCTCGCTAGACGTGTGGGACCGCGTCAAAGATACAACATACGTACCGCTTGATTACTATGAGTCTGACTATGCTGAGCTGGCCGTCAAGCCCTATCCCATGATGCAGGATTGTGATCACGGTGACTGGCAAAAAGACCTTGAAGCTTTCATGCTAGATCCGCAAGATGAGCGTATTTACCGCACGCCGTTTTTCCAAGACGTGGCTCAACCGATAGCGATGATTTGGTGGCAACATAAACGCGCCCGCAACGGCTTGATTTATGCTGATAGTATTCGCGCAACTGATTGGCGTGCGGCGTGCAGAGCGTGGTTGATTCCTAAGGAAAACGATGAACACGTTAGTGCTTGACTTCGAGACGTACTACGATCCGGCGTCATTCTCGCTTTCCAAGATGACGTCGACTGAGTACATTCGGGACGCTAGGTTCCAAGCTATTTGCTGCGCGTTCAAGTTTAACGACGAGCCTACGCATCTAGCTTGGGGTGATGACATTGCTAAAGCGTTCGAGCATTACGGTACTAATGTCCGTGCCGTGTGTCATAACGCGCAGTTTGACTTGGCTATCGCCGCTCAACACTACCAATGGTATCCTAAAGAGGCAACTGATACGGTAGGACTAGCGCGGGCGCAACTTCGCTTGAAGTCTTATAGCCTCAACTCAGTCGCTGCTAATCTAGGTTTCGGTGAGAAGCTTGACGGGCTATCGGTATCCAAAGGTAAGCGGCTTGAGGCTTTGCAAAACTATGAGCGCGACATCTTAGGCGAGTACTGCGTACGTGACGTTGACCTAACGTACCGCATTTATGAGCGTTTGATTAAGACGTTCCCGAAGTTTGAGTTCTTACTGCTGCAATGGACGATCAAAGCGGTCACAATGCCGCTACTCGCGGTTGATTACAAGATGCTTGATGATTACATCGTTGAGCTGGACAAGGCTCGCGAAAGTATGCTTGAGGACGCGGGCATAACGCTCGATGTCATCATGTCAAACCCAAAGTTTGCTCAAGCTCTTAAGAACTTAGGCGTTGAACCGCCGATGAAAATGAGCGAGCGCACCGGTAAGCCTACGTTCGCGTTTTCCAAGCAGGACAAGGGCATCACCGATTTGATGGAATATCCCGATGTTCGGGTGCAAGCCGTTGTCGGCGCTCGGCTCAAGCTGAAGTCCACCATTGAACAGACTCGCGCTGCCCGCTTGAGCGCTATTGGCAAGACTGGCCCGCTGCCAGTTCCGCTACTGTACTATGGCGCCCATACAGGCCGAATGAGCGGCGGTGGGGGTATTAACTTGCAGAACCTGACTCGCGGGTCTAAGTTGCGCAAAGGTATCGTTGCCCCCGCTGGTAAAGCCCTTGTCGTGGGCGATAGCTCACAGATTGAAGCTCGCGCTCTAGCTTGCGTCGCCGGCCAAGAAGACTTGATGGAGGTTTTCCGCAAGGGTCTAGATCCTTACTGCGATATGGCCTCTTTCATTTACGGCCGCACTATTACTAAAGCTGACGAAGATGAGCGCTGGCTTGGCAAGGTGACGGTGCTAGGCGCGGGGTACGGTATGTCCGCTAGAACGTTCTTTGAGTTTCTTAGAACGCAAGGCAAGCCCTTGTCCATGGAGATGTGTGAGAAGGCTATCACGGCGTACCGCAAGAAGAACGACAAGATTGTCAAGTTCTGGGACGTCTGCGATAAAGCACTACCTTTAATCGTTGAAGGTATTGAGCGCCCGCTAAGCACTGAGATACCGGTAATTACTGGTAAGAACAAAATCACGCTACCCACTGGTTTGCCGTTGCTTTATCCTGAGCTCAGTTACAGCTCCACCGACCGTCGTTATAGCTACGCTTCACGCGGTGATGGGCGCTCAGGTATTTATGGCGGGTTAATCACCGAAAACATTGTCCAAGCGTTAGCCCGTCACATTGTGATGGAACAGCTACTGATTGTGCATCAAAAATACCCTGTCGCTCTCACAGTACATGACGAGCTAGTGGCTGTGATTGACGAGGCTGAGGCTGCTGAAGCGCGTGATTACATAGAGCGCATTATGTGTACCCCTCCACGCTGGTGGCCGGACTTACCGGTCAAGGCTGAGGTTAAATTTGGAGAAGTGTATGGAAACATCAAGTAATAGAATACCAACAGTGTGGCTTGTGAGCTATGACCGCCGTAGAGACTATTCTGCAGCGGACGCGTACGGCAACGTGCGGCATGTCTTTTCCTCTATTGGACGTGACTATGACGGCTCGGCGGCTATTGCTCACGCTAGAAACGTCTTACAAGACTACTACCCTGATGACTACATCGTCATGTCGGGTGACCCTGCATTGTGCTCAATCTGCGTCACGGTTGCGGCCGAGTTGCGGGGCACGTGTTTGTTGCTAAGGTGGGATAAAAATAAATTGTCCTACAGCAAATTAAGGTTAAATTTTTAACCGCGCCGTTAAAATTGAGGTTATAATTAACGGACCTCATAACTTTGTAACCTAGGAGAACTTTTCATGAGTGATTGGCAAGACAGCCTTATCAAAGGCAAGCAAGATCTTCCCCCGCGCATTTGTATTTACGGTGGTCATGGTATTGGCAAGAGCACTATTGCTAGCCAGTTCCCGAAGCCGATTTACATTTCAACCGAGGACGGCTTATCATCTTTGGATGTGACATCGTTTCCCCGCGCTGAAACTATCGGCGATGTGGCTAGCAGCATCAAGACTTTAATTAAGGAGGATCATGACTTCAAGACTGTAGTACTCGATACCGTTGATTGGTTGGTCGAGCCTTTGATTTCGGGCGACATTGAAAGTCGCTACGATGAAAAAGCGCTCGCTTACGGCAAGGGTCAAATGATGATCGCTGAGTCGTTTCGTGAAATTTTAAGCGGGTTCGATGCGCTGCGTAAGCGTCGCGACATGAACATCGTCTTATTAGCTCACGCGTCGGTTGTCCGCTATGAAGACCCCCGCTCCGATCCCTACGATCGCTATCAACCCAAACTGCCTAACCGCTGTAACGCCATCCTGCAAGAGTGGGTTGACGTTTTGGCTTTTGCCAGCTTCCGCGTCATTGTCAAGCAAAGTGACTCGGGCTTCGGCAATAAAACCACACGAGGTGTAACCACGGGTGAGCGTTTGCTTCACTTGGTGGAGAACCCCGCGTACGTAGCGAAGAATCGCTATGCGTGTCCTGACGCCATCCCAATGGTGTATGAAAAGCTCACCGAGAGCGTCCCTGTTAAACTGTAAATGGAGAATTTAGAATGGCTAACTTTGGTTTTAATACTGCTGAATATGATCCTAATGTGGATAGCGGCGGGTCTTATGATCCTATTCCTGAAGGTGAATATCAACTGATGTGTGAGGAAGCTGAGCAACGTCAAACGAAAGCGGGGACGGGTTACTATATCCGCGCTAAGTTTCGTGTCTTGGGTCCTACAAATGCGAACCGCGTTATTTTCATGAACTTCAATACCCACAATCCTAGCTCCAAGGCTGAGGAAATCGGGCGTCGTCAGTTAGCTGGCTGGGCTCAAGCGTGCGGTAATCCTAATGCTAGCGACTCAGATCAACTGGTCAACGTGCCTTTTAGCGCGAATGTTGGTATTGAAAAAGGTTCGGGTGACTACGGTCCTCAAAACATCATTACCGGCTTCAAAGCCCCAAACGGCTCAGGCCGCCCTGCTGCGCCGGCAAAGGCTGCCCCCTCTGCTCCAGTCTCGACTCCTACAGCTTCTAAAGCCCCCGCTGGTAAAAAAGCCCCTTGGGATGATTGATGAAGTGTCCGGTTTGCGGGGCACAAAGTGACGTTAAGGAAACCCGATCTAAAGGCGGCTACACATACCGCCGTCGGGTTTGCTTTAATTACCACATGTTTACAACTGAAGAACGAGCTGTAGTTTATATAAGAGGAAAAAATGGTCGCATTGCCGAAAGAAAATTCTACTCTGGAACAATTGATATACCAATCCTACGAGAAGAACGACAGCAAAGATCTGATGTTGACGCGGATAGGTGCGTCTAGTATCGGTGAAGAGTGTGTTCGCTCTATCTGGTACGATTGGCGCGGTTTCCATAACGACCGCCCCGAAGGGCGTATGCTGCGTCTATTTAAAACCGGCTACATCCAAGAGGACCGCGTCGTTCAAGACTTAAAAGACACTGGCCTAGAAGTCTGGGAGGTTGACCCTGATACTGGTAAGCAGTGGACTTACACCGCTGCCGACGGGCACTTTGTTTGCAAGACTGATGGTGCAGTTCGGGGCGTGCCCTCAGCTGAAAAGACGCCGCACGTCATTGAAATCAAATCGTCCAATGTCAAAGGGTTCAAAGAGTTACAGACTCGTGGCGTCAAAGAAGCCAAGCCTCTGCACTACTGGCAGATGCAAGCCGGTATGTGGCTATCGGGTTTGGAACGCGCTCTTTACATTGCTGTTTGCAAAGACGACGAAAAGTTTCATATTGAGCGCGTCTACAAAGACGAAGCTACAATTGAAATGATTGAGGAAAAGCTGCGGAAGTTGACCGAAGCCACTATGCCTCCTATTCGCATAGCGGAAAAGGAAACTGACTGGCGGTGCAAGTTCTGTGATGCGCACGCTGTTTGCTGGGGTCATCAAAAGCCCTTACAAAACTGTCGCTCCTGCCAACACGCTCGCCCTATTCAAGATGGTGGCTGGCTTTGCGAGAAGTTCAATGAGCAACTTGATTATGGTAAGCAACTGAAAGGATGTGACTTGTGGACGACATTCTAACTACTTTTGTCGGCGTTGATCCTGGGCTGACTGGCGCTATCGCGGTGTTGCACGGTGACGAGTATGCCGTGTACGATATCCCGACGATTAAGAAAGGTGACGGCGCGGTGAAGTATGAGATTGACCCCGCTGGTATGGGACGTTTACTACGCGAAGGCATTATCAACCGCGTGCGGGTTGTCGCCGCTCTCGAGCGTGTTAACTCTATGCCTGGACAAGCTGCCGCGGCTACATTCAGTTTAGGTGATTCGTTCGGCGTTTGTCGCTCAGTTTTAAGCCTCACAAACCTGCCTTTGACTTATGTTACCCCTATGGCTTGGAAAAAGTATTTTAAGCTCTCTAAAGACAAAGAGGAAGCCCGAGCACTGGCTGTTAAGCTCTATCCTCTGGCGGACTTACACTTGAAAAAACACATCGACCGCGCTGAAGCGTTGTTGATTGCAACTTACTTAAAGGAAACTTATAATGCCAAAACCGTTTGACTCTGAATTGATTGCGAAAGCCAAGGAGCAAGTAGACTTCCAGCGTGAGCACTACATCAAAAAACACGCTGACGATGATCATTGGGTTGACCTCGCTCGCGATGCCAATGTCACGTTGCCAATGTTTTATGTTCGCCCCTCGGACGCTGGCGTCAAAGGCTTGCTTCGCAAGTTAGGCCTCAGCTGGCTTCATTACATTGAAGCTTACGGCTGGGAAACTACAGCTGATTTTGAACGCTTGAATCCTAAGTTCAGTATGCGCCCGCTGGCCGGTTTAATTCTTGAACTCTGGGATGAACGTAAACGCACTCTAGAGTCATTAGAGGCGGCGGCTTACCATCGCGGGCTAACTAAGGGTGACGGTCAGGCTAAACCTACCAAGTACCCACGCGGAGTTGCAAAGGTGCGTAGAGCGCCCTTAAAACCTGTCGCTGAATCTTAAACACTTAGTTTTTAGCGCTAAATTAACGTAGCGGCTAAAAATTGAGTTATAATTTAAACCCTGATAACTTAGAACTTACTTATGCTAGTACCTCACGTTTCAATCAAAACTATTCGCAATGGAAATGCAGTCAAACGCTGGCACACGCGCCGCATGCTCACCTCCGACACCGTCGGCGAACATACAGCTAATGTCCTCGCTATCGTTTTCATACTGGAACCGAAACCCTCACGGCAACTGGTTTTCGCAACGCTACTTCACGACACCGCTGAACAATGGACAGGTGATGTGCCGGCTACGGCGAAGTGGCGGTCGGCTAGGTTAAAGTCAGCTTGCGATGAGCTTGAACATGATATGATGCAGGAAAATATGCTCAAAGTGCCCGCACTCAGCGCTGAGGAAGCCTTGGTGCTTAAGTGGGCCGATATGCTTGACCTGCTTTACCGTTGTTTGGATGAGCTTGAGGTTGGCAATACCACCGCTGCCGAGGTGTTTGATCGCGGCGTTGACTACCTTAAAAATTTAAATGAGCACTCAGTTGGATCAATGCTTTTGGAACAATTACAGAAAGATCGTAAAAATGTCAAGTCTTGAAATGGGTTTGAACGGCATTACCCACGCCGATATTACGGGGTTGCTCAAAGCTGAGCGCTCTTACGGTGACTCTTGGAAAAAGCGCGGCGGCGTTGGCGCATTTATGATGCTGGCCCGTAAGTGGGATCGCCTTGAGAATCAAGTCAAAGCGCATGACTATGACATCTTTGAAGCTATCAAGTGCGATGTTCGCATCGAGGGTATAATTGATGACATTCGTGATTTGCGTCGCTACTTGTTGTTAGTTGAGGAACACATGGGTGCTAGCATCCCCCAGCTCGATAAAGAGGGCGAAGCTACTACCGGCTACATTAACCAAGACAGGTGATTTATGAAATTTGAAATGCTTTGCGATAGTGAAGAACAAGCCTTGTTCTTCTATGATAGCCTCGCGGCTGCGATGAAGATGTATGACTGGGAAGAGCCGATGCATATCTGGAGCGATATGCCCGACCCAACCAAGCCTACAGAAATCCAGTTCTCAGTTCGCGTCGGCGATTGGGCCAAGGGCTTTGATGCTTAAGAGCGCTGTGGTTATAACGCTCAATATGCTAGCATTTATCCTGCTAGCCCTATCGGTTTGGGCGCCATGGCTGATAGTTTTATCAGTCATAGCCTCCCCCTTCATCTGTTTAGCGATAGTATTGCCCAGCTGGAGGAGACGAGGGAAATAAAGTAGTGTTCTTTAATTCCTCTCGTTGCATCGGGGTCATCTTGTAAATATCGCGGCCCATATTGATTGCGTTTGCTGCAAGACCGCCCAAACCTAATAAACCTGCCGTTACAGGAAAGCCCAAAAGTGCCGCGCCAGCCGCGCCGTAGCCAGTAGCGGCTCCAGTTCCAGAAATAAGTGAGCCTGTAGTATCACCTTGCCGGTTTCTGTTTATAGCGTCTTGCGTGTCAAGGGCTGCACCAACGACCGGTAACGTAGTTCCAAGCATACGAGCGCCAGACTTAGCCATTACGGGTAATGCCCCTTCAGCGGGTTGTTTAAACAACGCTGTTAAAGGAGAAACTTTCTTTGGAGGCGCTAACGCTGCTTTGGTTTCAGCATTTACTTCTTGAATAGTCTTAGGGACTAAAACATTAGAGCCCGCTGTAGACTCTCCAACATTAGTAATACCCATCTGCGCTAGTTTGGCGTCTTGCTCAGGTATCGTAGCTTTTAAGTCCCAAACGCCTCCTGGTTGCTTCGACATGTTAGCCGCACGGCGAGCATCGAAATCACTCAAACCAAACGCTCTGCCGTAGTTAGCTGTCCCAGTGCCGCCAGTTTGCGCGATACCCGCTGCAGCGTTTGTAGCTAGGTTAGCGCCCGTGGTGCGAGCGTTTTCTTCAGCAAGTTTTTTGATCGCGTAATCGACCGTGCCTTTGACTCCACGAGCCGTTTCACCGCTACCAGCGATAGCCGCACCTGCTTTTGCAGCAGGAACTGCAGTCGCCATAGCGTCTGTTGTAGTCATACTACTAAGAGGCGGGGGAAGTTGGTTGGAGCTTGTTGGCGCGGGGTTACTTCCTGCTGTAACAGAAGGTAACTTTCCACCTGTTCTCGCATGCATAGCGAGCAAGTAGTCCATCGTAGAAAGTGGCAACTTGTTTTCGTCACCTGTCTTTACAAAATCAGAATGAGGACCGCCGTGCCAAGCTGCGAGCAGTTTTACCGGATCAGTTCCGATATTAGGATCTTTCATGTAATGCTGAACGAGTTTGATCGCAGCATCGGTATTTTCGTTGGTGTCTAAAGGGTGCTGTAAACCGACAAATTTAGCAGTATCTGGTGTGAACTGAAAAAGACCCATCGCTCTTTGAACGTTGTTAGGGCTTTTTACAATTTCAGGACCGATGTTGTCTGGCTTTAGGCTGCTTTCATGAAAAGCAAGAGGAACAAACAAGTCAGGATTTAGACCCGCTGCTTGGAATTTTTTGCCGATAGTTTCAGCTACGTCAAGCTGCGCGGGACTTAAATTGTCAAGGCTAAACGGTTGGACATCAGCCATAGTTACCTCTTATTGCGTTGTGCCATTTTGAGCTGCGAGTTTCTTTTGTCTTGCGGCATTGATTCGCTGTTGCCAGCTACCCGCTGGGGCGGCTGGAGTAGTTCCCGCAGGAACATCAACGTTCTCAGGCAGACCGGCCGAATATGCAGAGTTATGTCTATTATAAGCTTCTTTATACTCAGGCTGCGTGTTTAATTGAGAATACGTAACACCGCGGTCGCGGTTCAATTTGTCATACAAGTTATGTTGTTCAACATCCCAGTTTGCTCGATTCTTGAACTCATTCAATTTGTTTTGGAAAGCGCCATACATGTCATCTTGCGAGCTGGGGTGCAAGCCTTGTGCAAACTTCAAGCGGAAATCAGTAACGCGGGCAGTGCTACCCATGTTTTTAATGTACTCGGCCTCAGCCACGCCTCGTTGACCATCAATATCGTTGATTGCATTGATCACCTCTGGTGCAGCTCCTGCTCTACGCAAAGACTCTTGCATATTACGAACAGACTTTTCAGAATGATCGCCGGCCAAGAAAGAAGATAGAGCATCGGCAAGGTCGCCCTTCTTAAAGACACCCAAGTTTTCTTTAACACCAGGTTGCCCAAGGATTGTTTGAATACGATCATACACAGGCAGCATAGCTTCAGCAGCTTTACGGCTATTAAGTAGCGTTTGCGCTCCAGCGACATCGGCGCTGGCTTGCTTAGTAGACGTTTCTTTACGCCCCGCAGCCGCCGCTTCGATGTCTTGCACCGTTCTAGGCATACCTTGCTCATTAAGACCTGAGATGTTTTGTAAGAATTTAAGCTGCTGGTCTTGTGAGGGCAATTTACGGAGCTGATCGTAGTCGGTAGACGTCAGCTTAAAATCGCCGAAAGGGGTAGTGTACGTCTTTTGCTCTTGACCAGGAATAGGCTGGTCTGTGACATATTGTCCAGTTTTCTTATTAAAGACAACGCCATTTTGCGCAATAAGATAATCAGGCTGCGACATCTTAGCTGCTTCCGTCAGCAACGAGATACGCTCTTTATCTTCAGGGTGAGCAACCGCATATTTGAGCGCGTCTTGAATCGTCAACGTCCTAGGCGAGGCCGTATCAGCGGGATGCGCAGTTGCGCCTACCAGAGTTACTGCGTTAGGGGTAGTTGGAGCAGCTGCATTCATTGAAGCAGGTTCAATGTGAGATGAAGGCACTGCACCTGAGGGCGCTGTAGGCGCAACTCCTGGCTGACCGCCGATAAGGGCTGTAAAGTCCTGTTGCGCTTGAGCTTGATTAGCCAAACCGTATTTGGCTTGCATCAACTCAAGACGGGCTTTAGCCAGTGGAATTTGATTCTTTTGTTGTTCTTCTTGATATCTGCTGATATTACCCGCTACGTTGCCCAACGACTCGCCAAAGCCGCCGCCGCGAGTGGGGGACAAGAAGCCTTGAGCCATCTGGAACCATGGAATCTGCGATCCGGCTTTAGACTGTTGATCCAGAACCGCTTGATATTGGTTAAGGGCTTGCATGTACTCAGCCATCGGATTGCTCATAGGAGGAGCTTGAGGGCGAGGGGGCGCTGCTGCAGGAATAGCCGCTTGCGTTGGAGCTGCCGCAGGCATAGGCGCAGCGCTAGGCGCAGCGGGCAAAGCCCCTTGCGGTGGAGCAGGGGAAGCAGCTTGAGTAGCTGCCTGAGGGGCGGCTTGAGGTGCAGCGGCTTGAGGCGCACTCGACACGTAACCAGGCCAAGACCTAGTAGCGCTGTCTGGGTTTGCGTTATCTAAAGGAGAACCCGCTGTTACATTAGTAACTTTTGGGTCGTCTGTGATGATTTCTGGGTTATCGAATGGCATATCTCACCTTTAACCGATGGTGCTGTTATATAAGCTGCTAGCACCGCTGGCGATATTACTACCGTTTGAAAGCACGCCACCCACTGTAGAAGCAACGCCGAGCGCGGTAGACAGGGGCGAAGTTTGATACGCGCCTGGAATCGGGCCAGTGTAGGTTGACGATGTCGCTGTGGGAATCGTTTGGCCTTGCAACAACGAGCCGTACTGCTGTAGTGCAGTCATCGGGTAGTTGTTTGCGGCTTGATTAATGGCTTGCTGTTGAGCGCCGATAGTCGCTTGCGCGTTAATGCCGGCCAGCGCATTAGTTTGCGCTTGGTTAGCCATCGAAGCTTGCGATTGTGCGCCAGCCAGTTGATTAGCTTGACCAGTGTTAAGCAAGCTACCATAGGTTTGACCTGCGTTCAGAGCGTTAGTATTTTGCTGTTGTTGCAACGTGCCGGCAGTTGAACCCAAACCGGCTAGCACTCCCGCTTGTTGCTGCTGCAAGTTGCCTGCGGTTTGACCCGCATTCAGCGCATTAACAGCTTGTTGATTTTGCAGGGTGCCGTAAGTAGAACCGATGTTAGCCAAGTTCTGGGCTTGCTGTTGCGATAAACCGCCCAACGCTGTGCCTGCATTGATAGCAGTTTGAGCTTGTTGGTTTTGCAAGGTGCCTGCTGAAGTGCCCATACTAGCCAAGTTTTGAGCTTGCTGTTGTTGCAAGCTGCCCAGCGTTTGACCTGCGTTCAACGCATTGGTGACTTGTTGATTAGTCAAATTGCCGTAGGTTGATCCAAGGCTGGCCAAGTTCTGGGCTTGTTGCTGTTGCAACCCGCCAGCAGTTGAGCCTAAAGATGCTAAGTTTTGCGCTTCTTGGCTTTGGATACCTGCAGCGCTAGTGCCAAGGTTGGCTAACAGGCTATTCTGTTGTTGTTGCAACGAACCTGCCGATTGGGCAGCTGCAAGTTGATTTGCTTGCTGTTGTTGCGAAGCAGATAGCGCGGTGTTATAACCGGATTGTTCAGCTTGGGCTTGTTGCGCAAGAGCGGCTGTATCAGCCCCAGCGATCGCTTGTCCAAGAGCTTGAGCGCCGCGTTGCGAGCCGAACTGACCTGATCCTACAGCTGCAGAAGTAACTTGCGGAGACAAGTTCTGAGCGATATTTTGCTGATTCAACGATGCAATAGAATTAACCACGTCCTGCGTGTAAGGACTCATGTATTGGTTAATGTTATTGGTCGAGGCTTGCGTCGCTTGCTGCAAGTAAGGATTAGCCTGTTGTAAGCCGGTAGTTGAGTTAGCAGCTTGAGCATAAGGACTAAACGCCGACATGCCGGTGTTCGATTGCGCAGCGGCGTTCAAATATGGGCTTGCCGCGTTAATTCCACCTTGCGTTGCAGCTTGCTGCAAATACGGAGTGGCCGCTTGTGTCGCGTTATTTTGCGATAGCGCTTGAGAAACAATAGGCTGCGCTGCGTTAACACCGCCTTGCTGGGCTGCTTGCTGATAGTATTGACCAGCCGTTTGAGCGCCGGTGTTCTGAGACAAACCTTGGTTTACATACGGTTGCGCCGTGTTTGTTCCGCTAATTTGAGAAGCTTGATTCAGGTAAGGACTAGCAGTTTGCGCAGCTGTGTTTTGAGCCATTCCTGATTGCAGGTAAGGACTAGCAGCGCCAAGACCGCCAGCACCGGCGGCTTGTTGCATATAAGGCTGAGCTTGCGACAGGCCAGAAGTCTGCAACCCTTGGTTCAAATAGTCTTGAGCCCCTGCAGCGGCGTTAATACCCAAAGCATTTTGCGTAGTTTGCTGAGCTTGAGCCAACCCTGGTTGATAGGCATTGGCTGCCCCTTGAACGCCTTGAAAAGCCGCTTGCTGGTTAGCCGTGGGGCCAGCGTACTGCATGTTTTGCAGCGCGTTTTGACCGCCTGTAGTCAGATTATTGAGGTAATCCTGATAAAACTGCGGCAACGAGGTAGCTTGCGCTTGCGTCGTCGTAATGTTCGGCAACGCGCCGCCTTGAGTCAACGATCCGCTAGAACCTGAGCCAGCTTGAGCTAAAGTCGCGGGTGTAGGGGTAAAAGCGTTATTAGCAGCGGCAGCTTGAGCTAGCAGCGACGAAAAAGGATTAGAAGGTTGATTAGACGAGTAATCAATAGCGTCAGAGCCTACTCCGATACTTGTTCCATTTGGACCTGCTACTAAAGCCATGATTATTTACCCTTCAAGTATTGTAGCGGTTGCTTTGCTTTGGGCGGGATTTTATCCACCGGAGCGCTACGTTTGTGTTTACGAATCTGCTCACGCATCTTATCAAGCGCTTCCGCTCCCGCTTTATTTGACCCATCGCCCAACGCCGACACCGTATCAGCGTCAAACACGTATTCTCCATCCGCCAACATAGCCGGTATATCATCGCTTTGACCAGTGCCTGGTCCTTGAACGTGTTTACCTAACCCGCCGGTGCGGAATAATGGAGCTCCATTATAGTTGGGATGATGGTGGTCAGGGGTAGCCCCGCCGCTACGCTTGTGGATAACGTCTAGGAACTCAGGATCGAACCCGCGCAACGCTTCATCAATTTTACCGCCGATGCGCTCTTTAATCACTTTTACAAAGTCAGGCTCAAACTTACTAGTATCCGCTTTGACCTCGCCGCCTTTTTTATACCCTGTTGCCGAGGTAAACATACCCTGCTGTTCATGCCCCATGATTGTGTTTAACATCGAGTTGCCAGGACTGTAAGTAGGTACGATACTTTGTGAAAGCACGTTAGCAAGGGGGTTAGCCATCGAAGGCGTATTTGCTTTACCAACAACTGCGATACCTGGGTTGATGGGAGCGTTCCAAGGTCCCGAGCTGCTATAACCACCGCTTGACCCAGTGCCTCCAGAAGCTGCTCCTGAGGATATAAGAGTAGAGCTTGTAGTAGGCAAAGAAGGCAGTTTAAGCGGAGAGGAGCTATACGCTGAAGGGTCGTTTATGAACGAAGAAGGGTTACCTAACGAGGGTAACGCGCCAGAAGGCGTTATCGCGGTTGCGCTAATAGTTCCCGCTGCAGGCACGCCAGCAATAGCCGCGTCGTTGATAAAGCTGGAAGCATCGCCGATCGCAGTTCCGATAGGGGTAGTGATACCCTGTGCACCGCCCATGCTAGCCAAATTAGGAGCTTGTCCAGCTTCTTGCAAGTTAATGCCTAAATTGTCGCCTATATTAGAAAGGCTAGTTGTGCCGGTGTTTGGTATCTGGAAACCTTGCCCTGCGTTGCCAGTAAGCGAAGAAGTTGCAGAGGGTGCGGCGGCTTCAGTAGTAGGTAGCGCCCCAGCCGCTTCTGCAGGTGCAGCAGCGCTTGCGCTGGCTAAACTGGCTGAATCAGCTGCTGAGGTTACTGGAACTGTACCTGCGGGCGCGACAGTTGCGCCTGTGTTGCTAATAACAGACCCGTCAGCCGCTACAGTTGAGCCGTCTGGTAACACGCTACCGGCGGTGACTGGGTTTGTAGGATAAGGATTAGCCGAGGCATTTAACGCATCACCTTGTAACTGAGACTGTGCGGCTGCTTGAGCATCAGTTGTAGTGGTAGTAGGCAACGTGCTGGCCGCGTCAGTAGTTGTAGTAGGCAGCGCTCCAGCTGCGTCAGTTGCAGCGGTTGATACAGGTGCAGCCACCGAACTAGAAGCCAAACTAGCCGCTTCTGCGGGGTTTGCAACGGTCATAGACCCTGCGGGTAGTCCAGCGCTTCCATCAGCTAAGATTGTAGAGCCATCAGCTAAAAGTGTAGAACCGTCAGCTAATACTGAGCCAGCGGGTAAAGCCGAAGCCGCAGCGCCCGTAGCACCAGCTGCAGCTGCAGTAGTTGCCGCATCTAAACCTGTGCTAAAACCCGCATCGGCAAGAGCAGATTGAGTAGCGGCTACGCTTGCTTCATACTCGCCAGCGGTCATCAAACCTTCTGTAGTGGCCGCTGTAGTGCCAAAAGCGCTGCCCAACTCTGGCAACAACTCAGGCGCAACGATGGCCGCAGTTACAGCGGCGATTGCTTCGACAGGGTTTTTCGCAACAGGATTTAAAACCTGACCTACAAAGCCTTTACAGCAACCCATATTAAGCCTCTCCAACCATTAGGTAAGGATCTTCCATGTCCATACCGCTGTGTGTGAATTTAAGGTCATGCAGTCCTGCAGCCATTCCGATATGTGTAGCAGAGTCTTGGTCTTGAACGTAAATACCGAAACGATGGACACCCTTTGATTTAAAGAACGTCACGAACTTTTTCAGCGCTCTTACATACTCTTTTGGGCTATCGCCGTTAATAATTGACAAAAGAACGCTATTCGGCGCTTGTTTTACAGCAAAAAGCACGTTGTTGAAACGCAATATCTGAAAACCGTCTTTGACTGCTTCAGCTAGAGCTTCCATCACACCGTCATGCGTGGTGTTTAAACGATTATGCGCGATGTGGTGATGTACGATATCACTAACTGATTTTGTATACATGCAGCGTCACCCCGTAATGCTCATAATGCCGGTCATAGCCGTTGCCCATTCTTGCCAGTTAGGATACATTCTAGCGTCAGGAATTCCCGATTGCACAAAGTATCCTATACCATTTAAACCATCAACCCAATCAATCCAATGCTCTTCATCCACATGGCCCAGCTGGTTTGGAGCAAACAGCTCTTCCATCAGCTTGCAATACTGATCCCACGTCATTCCACGAGGGTCGTAGGTTATCATGGGTTGCCTGTTCCGCGAACGTCGCCGGTGTCGAGGCTCAAGACTATTTTACCTAATTGGTAATCACCGTTAAAGGTGTTAGACTCAAACCGCAACCGCATTTCACGACGCTGTTCACGCATGTCAATTTTAAGCGTTGTAGAATCAAAATTATAAGGGCTAGACGGCTCATCGTAATCATCCGCATAACCCTTACCAGTTACGATCACGTCCATGCTTCCGCTCTGGATAAAGTCAGGCTCAATACGTTCGCAGCGTGTCCAGTTATTATCTCCTGGTTGCTGCGTAGAGCCAACTAACCCTGCCAAGTTACCGAGTATGGGGGTCTCGAATGAGGAGTAAACCGCGTCTACGTTGGTCAAATATACTTGGTTTGTGCCGGTTTCGTGCTGCCAGATCGTGTAGCCGTTAGCGTACAAGATGGTTGCGCCTACTGCGATACCGGTAGGGTTATACACCGTGTAAGTTCCTGTTCCGCCAGTCCCGCTGCCTTGCGCAGTAATAACCATTTGGTCTGGAACGCCCAAACCTTGCAGTATTTGGCCTACAAAGATGGTTCCATAATTCATTGCGGTTACGGTCAGCGTAGTTCCACTAACAGAGCCTTGGAAAGAGACTATCGGGGTTGCTTTGCTTTCGCCCCAGATCGGTTTAGGAAACACCTCAGTATAAATACCAGCTGAGCGCACTGCGCCAGGAGCTGAGCCAGCGTCATACCATACCTTTTCGCGCACGTTGTACACGACTGCGTCAGTACATTCTGTAGCGTCGCCGCGAGGGTAAAACCACCAAATTTCACCCCAACGAGGCACTTTTGTACACCATACTTTTTGGCGCTGGGTGTAGTTCAAATTATCATAGAACCAGTTAAGATTCATTGAGTTAGGAACTTCTTGCACGACGCCGTTATACATCAAGAAGCGGTCAACCCCTGCCCAGTAAAATATACCGTCATATTCGATCACGCTACTTGACGACAAAATCGAGCTCTGCTGCGTAATCAAGTCATAACGCCAGTAGAACGTTTCTGACGTTGTACCGGTAGTTACGGTCGTTGGTGTATAAGACACTCGAATAACCGAGTCAAGAGACCAGAATAGACCTGAGGGTGAAGTAGTGCCCCCGCGAACTGGTAAACCTTTTACAATCTTGGTCGAAGCTACGTTGTTGGCGTTTGAATCAGCACTTGTCCAGTTGTTAAAATCACCAGCAGAGCTGTTTTGAATCAAGCCGTTGTTGCCGTATACAAACATATACGGGTACAACATGCAAACACCGCCTGAAACAGAGATATTGTTATCAAACGTGATAGTTATGTTTGAGTGGCTAGACGACGCTGGATTACTCATCACCACGGTCCAGACGCTAGAGACTAACGAAGCAGAAACTACAGTAGTGTTTGCTGGAATACCTGTGCCGCTAATAGACACCCCAGGACCCATAGCGATGTTTACAGCTGAAAATGTAGCGTTAGCCGAACCTGATGTAACTGAGCCTACTGCAGTGAACACTCCCACAGGTGCCAGCGTAGTACCAGTAAAAGTTCCATACAGGGGGCGGGTGTTGACAGTGCTTGAGATGTCTTGTAGGTTTTGTCCTGGGTGTGCGATAAGCTGCAGATTACCGCCGCCTGTTGAATCCCAGCCAATATCAAACTGCCATAAGTTGTTGGCGTTTGGTGTAAACGATGAGCCTAAAGAGAAAGGCGTTGGGCCGGTGCCGATAGCGGTAACGCTATTCGTCGCCCACTGTTGCAACCCTGCGCTATAACCTGAAATGACGTAATTTAGGCCGTTTGAGGTGCTCATGGTCAAACCGCGAGAAATACCTGAAGCGTTTAAAAATGCGCCTGTGTAGCCGCCAATTTTGCGAGGTAAACCCCGCTGAAACCTAACCCACTGCCCGTCAACGTACGAAGGCGCAGCGAACAGCGTCCCGTCACGTTGTATCCCCGGAGGGACTTGTAAGGCAATGACTTTAGCGGTCAAAACGTGCCCCCGCTGATACCGTTAAATACGGTTAGCCCCGATGCGCTAAAGTAGGCCTGTTCAGTGCCGTTAATCGTAACGCCGACTTGGTTTGAGTTAGGTAGGTACAAGCCTGTAGTCAAGTTGCCAACAAAGTTCAACGAAGGATTAGTCGAGGAGCCCACGCTCAGCGTCAACGAGGTGACGTTATTAGCAACAGTAGACACCGCATAAAGGTTTGTCCCATCACAAACCATCGCCACCGTTGCGCCGTTAGGAATCGTCACGGTAGCGCCACCACTAACGCTCGTCTTGAAAGTCAGCGTATATGAACCGGTAGTGTTGTTAGTAACGACATAGAACTGCACCGTTGGCGGCATTACTACGTTTGTGTTTTGGCTTAAAACGCCTGAGTACTCTTGCAGCGTGTAAGAAGCTTGAGTTGAGGTCAGCGTAATTGTAGCCCCTGCGCCGGTGACAGAGATTTGCTCTTGAGTGAAAGAGAAAATCGCGCTTTGTCCGTAACCCCAAGAGCTAAAACCAGTTGAGCCATCAGAAACCAGCGCAAATGACTCACCGATTTGTAACTGGGTTGAGGTGCCCGAAGCATCAATCTGATCGGTTCCGGTAGTTTGCACAGTCAAAATGCCCGTGCCGTTATTTTTGATAACAGTAAACCAATTAATACCGACCGTTGCAGACGAGGGCAACGTGATAGTTCCTGCGCCTCCCTGCCATACAGACAGTTGCGATTGGGCGCTTGCGCTTAGGGTAGCGCTGGAGTAGTAGTTGACCAACGGGGTAACCGTATTGAGCGTTGAACCTAACGGCTCCAAACCATACCCGGCCAGCGTGGCGGCATTAGCCGACGATGTTCCCGCGCCAAACTGAACTTCAGTCCAAGTCCCGTTAACAGTCGAGTTGTTAGTCAACCAAATGTAGTAAGCCGCTCCAGAAGCGATTGATACGATCGCGTTACCGGAGGTGTCTGCAACTGTAAACGCAAAAGAACCTACGTTGCGAACAATAATCGCTTGGCCGGTAGATACTTGCATAGCGGGGGGTAACTCAAGCAACAACGCGGAAGCCGTGATAGTTTCAGCAGTGCCGATAGTTTGCGAAATATTGATAACGTAAGTGCCGGTAGAGCCAGAACCGCTACCGTAACCGACGATAGTTGTTCCCGCTGCGATGTTAGTTCCGGTAATCACTTGACCAACGGCAACTACACCCGAAGTAACCGAAGTAACCGTTAGCGTTACACCTGAAATAGTGCCGCGGAAAACCGCGCCGCCGATGGTGGCAGTCACGTCAATGATATTTGCAGAAGTTACGCTGTTATTACCGTTAATTGGCCACTCTAGCGGAGTATTTGCGGTGATGGTTAACGATTCGTAGCTAACTTGCGAAGGGCTTACTGTTTGGCCAGTAAAGGGGTTGGTGTACGTGGTCATTATTGTGAATCCAATGCAATAGTTTGACGGTCAACCAAGCGCTGTTGATCCTCAGATTTAAGCGCAGCCATCGCTTCTTGGAAAAGCTGCGTCCAAGTAGTCAACCGAGCGTCATTCTTTAAGAAAGGCGCGGTTTGCTTTAATGTTCCAAACAATAATGCATTGGGAGCGTTCTGCGTCAACCAGTTCGTTTGATTGTCCGAAGACAGCGGCTGTAACCGCGTATAGCATAACGCTTCAAACGAGTAAGCTTGGTCAGGTGTGGGCGCAAAAAACCAATGATCATAGTCATAGTCTGCATAGTATTGAGGAGTAGCAGTTGAGCTGACATTAGGCCAGTAGTTATTTAAATATTCTAATTTACGCAGATAAACCGGCTGCTTACCGCTAGAAGTGGCGATGGTCATAGAAACCGTTTTACGCCAGCGAGCCGGTTTAGGTATAACTGGGTTACCTGCTTGCATCGTAGAGTCAACTACTTCAAGCTGCCCGAGTGTTTTAATCTCTTGGGCAATCTCAAACTCTGCAAGAGTAATCGCAGTTGGGATGAAGTTTATGACTGCTTGATCTTTACGTTCCAAGTATTGGAGCACCGTAGAAGTCAGGCTGTCATACGTTAGAACAAAAGAAGGCGTGGTCATGAATAAACCCCAAAATTACCCTAAATTATAGCCGTTAAAACTGTCAGCGCCTGTTCTGCGTGCTGCTGGCGTTCGGCAAGTCCGATTTTGCCGCCGTTGATGATTTTTGTGCACTTAACAAAGTCCCAAGCGTCAGCAGGAGCGTTCAGCTTATGCGTGTCCCAAAACCAACCAGCGGTTAGGGCTGCGTATTCTGGGGTGGCGACGAGTTCGGGGTGCATGACGAAGTCGAACCCGAGCGCTTGTCCCGCGTGATAATAATTTGCGTGGCCGGTAAGCTGAACGCATCCCCGCCCTCGAAAACG